AGCCTACCAGCAACGGTAGGCCCACCCAGTGCCGCTAGCGTGTCTGCACCATCTGTATATGTAAGTGATGCAGATATAGAGCTGGTAACAACGGCAGACAGGACATCTGCACCGTCTGTATATGCAAGTACAGCGGCTGCGACAGGGGTCAGGTTTCCTGCAAAAGTATCTGCACCGTCCGTGTAACTTAAAGATGCAGCAACAAGTGGGTTTAGAGCACCTACAAAAGTGTCTGCACCATCTGTTGTAGATATAGAGATACTTGCTACGGGGGTTAACTGCCCAGCAAAGGTATCTGCACCATCTGTGTACGTTAGAGATGCGCTAATAATCGGGCCTGCACGACCCGTGAACGTGTCTGCACCATCCGTGTACGCTAGGCTAGCACTGGCTACAGGAGAGAAATTGCCAGCAAACGTGTCTGCCCCGTCTGTGTAAGTCAGACTGGGGGTTGGATTAGGGTTTACGTTGACCTGGACTGTGTTTGTCCAAGCAACAAGGGCTGAGCTGTTATTCGTCCACGTTACTGTGGCAGAACTGTTGTTTATCCAGCCAACAACATAGGATATAGGCTTGGCTGAGCCTAGTAGGTCTGCACCTTCAGTAACCGCAACTGAGATTGACGGGCCAGCCATCTATAGACCCGCCCTTTCATCAAGCACCGTAGGCTGTAACCGTGATGCTGGTTATCGTACAGGTCTGACCTGACGCTATGTTGGTGTTAGTAAGAATCATGTCAGAACCAGATGTCCCGCAAGTGCCCTGCACCACAGAGTTGTTGGTTGTTGCTGTAGCGGGATAGATGCGGAAGTAACCAGCAGTGCCTGTGCCAGCAGCGGTAGCGTTGGCAATAGCATTAGCGTACAAAATACCGTAGTCAGCCGTAACAGTAAGACCTGTAGGCGTACCAGCAGTGGTAGTCACACCTGAGCCGCCCTGCACTGTAGAAATGGTAGCGGTAGTTGTGCCGTTGGTGGCAACGATAAAGTAGGTTGTACCGCTGGTGTATCCAGAGATACTACCTGTGCCGCCAAACGTACCTGTGATGGTCACACCCATGCCAACAGCCAAGTTAGCAGCGCCACCAGGAAGGGTAAATGAGATCTGACCAGCCGTGCCAGTGATAACAAAGCTGGACATGGCGACAGAAGCGTAACCAAAACTTGTTGCGTTACCTGTGAAAGTAACAAGCAAAGTACCTGTATCAGATGCGCCGCAGTTTGAGGGTACTGAGCCTGTGAACAACTTGATGTTACAACTTGTCCCAATGTCGCTATTCAACTGCGACATCGCATTTGTTCTGTGAACAATGGAATACTGAATAGCCATCTAATTCTCCTAGTGAAACAGGTTGCGTAACTTAGTTAGAAGGCTGAACCGAAGCCGAGTCAGCGGCTGGCTGGTCGGCAGGCGCAACAGGAGCTGGCGCTTCAGCTACAGGAGCGGGTGCAGAAGCATCCACAATAGGATCGGTAACAGCAGGAGCTGTAGCGGTATTGACAGCAGGAACAGCAGCAGGAGTAGCGGCATTTGCTTGTGCTTGTGCTTGTGCAACCAGTTTCTTAATGTGTTGCTGATGACCAAACACCTTTGCTTCTAGTGCTTGAATGATGTCACGCAACTCTTCTTCAGTATGCTCGAAATTAAACATTTTGTATCCTCGGTGAATACCCGATATTGGGCATCATGATTGTACTTAAGCAGTTACCCAAGGCAAGGGTGGTTGCGTAGTGGCGGGTGTAATCTGAGCAGCCAAGTTGCTGTTGATAGCAGCCTCGGTAGCAGTCTGGTCAACACCAGATGCCCACACCCAACCGTTCACAATAGCTTGCGTAAGGTTAGCAAAAGGCACAAAGTTAGGGTCGCCAGCAGGAGGTTCGGTAAACGAGCAAGTGCCGTATATAGAGTTGCTGTATTCCTTGCCGTTAGCGGTTTCTGTGCCGGTAGCACGCCACCCGCAAGTGACCACCACAGAGGTGAAGCCGTTAATTTCGGTAGTAGAAGTGGAGAGCCAGTCGGTACTCCAAACGATAGTAGCGCTCATGATTAGCCTTTCAGTTGAGTGCGAGCATATTGCCCGTGATAAATTGCTCTTGCTTCAGCCGACACAAGGCCAGCCAGTTCTAAATCTTTAAAGTAGCCCAAAGCATACGATTTTCCGTTTTTCATTAAACGAACCACCCATGCCTTGCTTCGTGCGTGCCAAGACACACCAGGATAGCCAGATGTATTGCTGGACAATGCCCCACGATTGCATTGATTTTCGCTTCGGGTAACTTCCCTTAAATTCTCAATACGGTTGTCTGCCCTATCGCCGTTGATGTGGTCAACTTCTTTGGGCATATAGCCATGATGCAACATAAAGATTAGTCGATGCGCTTTTTGTGGTTTACCACGCCATGTAATGTGACGATAGCCTGTTTTGTGAATTGAACCAGCAGGCTTGTCTAGCAAATTTTGCTTGTTTGGATGGCTAATGCCTTTCCAATACAGAAGCCCATCTCTGTATTCAAAACAATCTGAGATCATTTGTTGAGTAATCATGCGTTTGCAATCTTAGTTACTGTGCCAGAAGAACCACGGAAATATAAAGCACCAGAAGATACATACAAAGTGCCCCCACTAATGTTAGATGTAGGTGCAGTTGCATTTGACATCGCAAGAGTTTGAGTTGCAGATGATGCTGCCAAAGTTACGCCTAAAAGCAAATTGCCATTATTGTCTAATGTAAGTGCTTGGGTAAAGGAGATGGCGTTACCTGCTGTGCCGGAGCCTGCGTTCCACCATTGGTGCTGACCAGCCGTTTGAATATATTGCGTTGCATTCGCGCCGGTTGCAAAGTATTTCCAGCCGGAGTTGTAATAAGCGTTTGCTTGGAAATAGGCGTTGTTTGCATAACCAAGAATTGATGCATCGCCTGAAGAACCAAGCTGCATTGCCTTACCGAGGCTCCAAGCACTAGGCGTAACCCCTAGTCCTAGGTTGCCGGAGGAGTCTAGGTACATTTGCTCCGTGCTATTCGTCAGGAACGACAACGTGGTGTTGCTTGTAGTTCCAACGTAACCGCGCTGCGTGTTGTCTCCGAGGATTGTGGTAATTCCAGAAGTGCGCTGTACAGCTAAGTTGCCGCCTACAACGGTCAATTTGTCTGATACCCCAAGACTTGAGGTAGTACCCAAACGCAGCCCTGTGCTGGTCAGGCGCATTTGTTCGGCGTTGTTGGCATTAAATGCTACGTTATTGGTTCCTACACCGTATACGCCATTCACAAAGGTTCCGGGCGAAGAAAAGAAAACGCCCGAAGTCGTGGGGACAAAAATATTCCCCGAACTTAAACTTAAATTCGTCCCATCAAACGTCAGCGCAGACCCCGTAGTCAGCACCTTAGAGCCGTTCAAATAGGCTACACCGTTGGCTGTGCCGCCTGACAACGTAGTTGTAGAACTTGCTGACAAAGTGGTGAACGAACCTGCTGCCGCAGTTGTGCCACCTATTGCAGGAGGAGAGGCTAGGTAAGTGCTAAACCCCGTGCCTGACACCGTGCTAGAGGCCGACAACGTGGTAAACGCACCCGTGCTAGCAGTAGTAGCACCCACAGTTGTACCGTCAATACTGCCACCAGTGATGACTGCATTGCTTGTAGTGACGTTACCCGTGAAGGTAGAGCCTGTTAGGGTTAACCCTGTGACAGTTGTGGTGGTATTACCCAGATACAGGTTAGTGCCACCCAGCGTGATAGCGGTAGCAAAATTAGAGTCCAGTTGCGACAGCGGGATAGAGCTTGTCGCGGTAGCAAAGGTATACGGTACAGACATCTTAGAACCTCACTCTTAATTCATGTTCAAACTCAAACGTGTTCACTGTGAACGGTGACGAGTTTGCAGTCAATGTTAAACCCAAGTATTTGCCATACTGTTGTGCGTCTGACTTGTACAGCGCATAACCAGCAGAGAAAGTCCACGCAACTACCTGACTACTGTTGTTGACCCACGCAATCGTAGTTCCACTGTTGTTAGTCCAGTTATCGTAGTTGTTAAGTGTGTAAGTAGGACTACTGCCAGTCTCACTATCCACCGTCACCATCAGGCTGGTAGCGTTCGTAATAGTCGCTTCAATCGCAAACTTCAATGCTTGCTTGGTACGGATGGCATCTGCCATAGGTTGCAGCGCAGTCTGCACGTACATAGGCACATTTACAGACTGTGAAGCATACAACTGGTACAAGTTAGTGCCATCTGTGCCGTACAAGTTGATCTTGCCTTGATACGGGGCAGAAGTGACGAATGTCAAGCTACCCTGAGACGACAAAAACCATTTTTTTTCAAAAAACACTGCTTGCAAAAAGCGAGGTGAGCTTGAGTAGCCCTGACCACCCGTGTACCAGAAGTTAAAAGCCGCACACAACAGGTTGTTGATAATGACTTGCCCACCTGACACCTGGTAGTTCGTAAAGTCTATATACGGGAAGATGTTGTCCAGCGGATCTGAAATTTTTGACGTTGTAGACCCCACAAGAGAGTACACACCGTAGTTATTCATCAGCAAAACAGACCGGAAATACGGGAAAACAGCATAAGAAAGCTGTGTACCGATACTTGCAGACACGTTTGTGTTCGTAAACACGGTTGTACCCGTGCTCGTCACCTGCAAGTTGGAAAACACGTTAATACTGTCTGGCCCAAAGATATACAAGAAGTTGTTGGCAGAAAGCAGACTGTTGATATTGCCCGTTAACGTCGAGTCAGTAAGCGTCAACGACCCCGCAGACACAGATGTAAAGTCTGAGAAGGACACAGACGAGGAATACGTGACTGTACGACCCTGTGCAACCCAAACACGACCAGAAAATGAGGCCACATCTACTATAGGATTGCTGTTTAGCACCACAACACCAGTTGCGTTAGCCCCCTGACCTTGGGCAAAGCTAATAGTAGGGGGAGTTGTGTACCCCGTACCAGGGTTAGTCATGATGACTTGAGTAACTGCACCCCCCGACACGATGGCTGTAGCGGCAGCATTAGCTCCGTTACCCCCCGTAATTGTCACTGGGAAAGAACCGTTAGCCCCGTAACCCGCCCCACCACCCGTCACTGCAATTGCTACAGTGCCCGTCTTGAAGGTAGACAACTGGCAGATAGCAGTAGCAGCCGTGCCATTACTGGCTGTGATGATGGTAGAACTTACTGTCTGAGATACGCTGACCACCCAGCTAGATCCTGAGCCGCTGACGATGGTTGTGCCAGCAGTAACACCTGTGCCTGACAGGGTAGCACCCACCTGCATAGCCCCTGTAGAGGTGCTGTTAATGGTCAGTGTTGTGCCAGAAATGCTGCAATTCCCTGTAAAAACAACAGGTTGAGCCATCGTGATAGTAGGTGGAGACGTATACCCACTGCCACCGTTGGTGATGGTAATTGTGTTGACCGTACCTGTGTTTAACACCGCAGTAGCGTTAGCACCAGACCCCACACCAGAGATTGTGATGGTAGGAGGAGATAAGTAGCCCGACCCTGGGTTAGACAACGTGATAGCGACAACAGCGTTAGCTTGAATGGTGGCATACGCTACAGCCTGGACACCCCCTGAAACAGTAGGTGCAGAGATGGTGACAGACGGTACAGACGTGTATCCTGAGCCACCAGAGCTAAGAGTGATGTAAGAAATGCCGCTAGCACCTGTTGTGATAGTTGCCACAGCGGTAGCTTGTACCCCGCCTGTTTGCTGACCGCCACCAGTAATACTGACTGTAGGGGCTGTAATGTAGCCAGCACCAGGGTTTGTAATGCCGATAACACCTACAGAGCCTATAGAAACTAAATTAGCCCCGTCCCAAGAGAACAACCCGTTATTGGGGTCTCCTATCAGGGCATACTGGTTGTTAAACTGGGTTGCAGTAACACCTGAGCTGCTAAATGTCCCAGCAGCAGCGACGTTACCCGTTGTGCCACCAGGAGTGCAATACTGTGCAGCTCCGTTAGCTTCGGCAGCAAAGATGTATTCTGTGTTGTTAATGTTAAACGAGGTGAGATAGCTAACTGTGTTGCTAAAAGCACCCGTCTTGATGGTCGTCTGACCTGGTACAACCCGCAAATTACCGTAGCCTACAGGCTGGACGTTCTCAATCCACGAGAACTCTTCTGTTTCGATAGCTGTGCGGTTGGCCTTGGTGTTTAGACCTTTAAAGCTCTTAATGACAGCATAGGACTTTTTTTGTTCTGATGCTGCCATGTTTAGAAGTAAGAGTAAGCGTCAGGGATACGTCGCGTGAATACAGAGTTCAACACAGCTTGAATGTGCTTGATGTACTCTTGCTTGTAAATCTCGGCCTCACCGTAGCTTTGCTCCTTGTATTTTGCCTTGTATGCGGCATAGAACACCACAGGAGTTGTGTACGGGTCGTTTATAGGGTCTACAGCACTCGGATTAGACAAAGTAAGAGGTGTAGGCAGCAAAGTGGTGTCCACTTCGATGTAATAGGCTTGATCCGGCACAGGAGAGATGTAAAGCGTCTGCTGACCGTATGTTGAAAAGCAAACAGGGCGTCCAACATAGTTTTGCCAGTAACGGAGCTGTGCGTTGAACTCAGTCCAGTTCAAATTGCGTAGTGGGATGCGTGAATTGCCCCAATACAGCGTCACATTCAGAACATCGAGCGTTTGTGTGCCCGAGGGGAGACTTGCGTACTGAATTTGCTCAGCAGGCTGAACATACTTAAGGGTAGCAGTACCGTCTGCAAAAGCAGTTGCTGGGGGAAACACGTTGTTTTGAGTTGGGTAAGCTGGCGCTGTAGAGCCAGATGTTCCCGACGTTTGGTACTGATAGATAAATACATTGTTGAATACGTATTGACCCGCAGTAACAGCCGTGTTTGCGACCCAGGCGGTTGCAGGAGTTTGGTTGGTAGAGTTGCCTGCGTANGGATTGTAGGCGGCGATAGGCGTAGAGAGTGGTTGACCCACACCTGCGCCTTGAAGTGTTCTTAGACAGCCAGTGTCACGACATACACGCTGACGAGCGTCGTTAATGTCGTTTGTTAACTCTTGTTGAGTCCAAAAGTTATTGTTCTGATCGTGCAGGATTGTCTGCAAGTCAGTAAGGTAGGACGACAGAGTTGCCATGTATTACTCATTTTATGCTGCACGACGAGAGACTTTTCCCCCGCTCCGGCCTTCACCGGATTGGGGTACTAACTCTACCACCGAGGGTAACGAGTGGTTCTGCTTGGGAAGCTCAGACGCAACTTCAAATTGCGCGAGCATCTCCAGTCCTTTTTTGAGTTCTGCCCGAGACTGAATCCAACCTAGACGAGCTAGCTTTTCTTCTTTCTCTTTGTCTGTCATACCGACACCAAAAATATGACGAGCAATCTCGAACGGCAACTCTACAGTTGTGTCCTTTTTAAACTCGTACATGACACCGTTCCAACCATCGGTCAGTTCAATGTCGCTTTTATTGGTGACGTAGACATTAGGCATTAGAAGCTCACTGTATCGCCGTAAACACGAATGTCAACAGTTGCGTTAGCAACAGCAGTGTTGACCTTCACGAAAAGGGCTTGTGTAATGTTGCCCGTTAAGGCGGTGGTTGTGCTGTAAGGAGACGCGATTGTCAAATCTTGGTAAGTACCCGTTGCAGTGAGGTTGGACAGCACGGTAGCTGCCACAACTGCATTGCTTGCGTTACCGTCAGAAGAGGTCAAAATAGACACGTTTGCAGTGCCTACGTTGCCGCTAGGATTCTGAACAGTAACACGACGGATAATCACGCCACCCGAGCTGACAGCATTACCAGAATTGGTAAGGCCACCAGACAGGATAGGCAAAGCGACAACGGCATTTCCAGTAGAGCCAACAGGAACGCTGCTTGCCGTAGCAATAGCGTAATTACCAAAACTGTTTGGGTAATTCTGTGCGACTGAATCTGGATTAGCCATTTAGCTCTCCTTAAGAGTTGTAAGTACCGCTAGCGGCTTGACCACCATTGACGGTAGCCAGAGTCATCGTAGTAGCGGTAGCAACGNTCACGTTAGCNCGGACGTTCACGCCATCAGAGATGATGACGCCACCAGTGTTGTTAGCCAACAGAGTAGACCAAGTAGCAGTGCTGTTGCTTGAGTTATAAGCAGACACAGCTTCGATGGTCACGTTGCCAGTGGGGAACGCCAGGTAAGTACCGGCGGGGATCAGGACGGTTGCGTTGTTAGCGGTAACGCTAGTCAACTGCCAATACGCACCAGGCGTGTTGGTAGAGGCGTTAGCCAGAACAATTTTATTTAAACCAAGTGCCATGACTATTACTCCTTACAGTGAGAGAGAGTTGTAGTTGTACACACGAGACATCGACTTGGGCTTGGTGCTAATCAACTCAGCAATCATAAGCACAGCGCCGACGTAACCAATCTGCCAGTTGGGAAGAGTGGACTCGAAACCAGTGAACACAAACGAACCTTGCTCGTGGATGTACAAGCTCAGGTAGTTGGTGTTAATGAAGTACACAGTACCTTCGGGGCAATATGGATCGGGGTAGATTGGCACACCAGCAACCATCAAAGCGCGGAAAGCGGCTTGAGGGCCATTGCCATCACCGTCGAAACCAGAACCGGGGGTGATAACGTACTGCTCTTGGCCCACAAAGTCTTGTGCCAACAGAGTCCAAGTACCNAAACCGCAAACGCCGAATGAAGGCATTTCAGCACCCTTCTTAACAGTACCAGAGATGTACTGCAAGATGTTTTGACGGGTGGGGTTCACGTTACCAGCGTTATACACCTTCGACTGCCACCAAGTGTAGGTGGAGCGGTTAATGTTACCGTAGGTTTGCAAGTTAGTACCGTCGTCAATAGCACCAGGCAAACCAATAAATTGTTGTTGGTTGGTGGTGTTGTTGTACAAAGCGGTAGCCATAGCGTCCATCATCACGTTGGTAGCATCGTTCATACGAGCTTCGATCAACGGAATAATGGCNGCGTCTTGCTGTGCGACACCTTCCATGCCCAGGAAAGGCACGGGAGAAATCATCAACTTCAAGTTGAACTCGGCGTTAAACGCACCTTGTTGGACTGAAGGCTGGTTGAAAGAACCAGAATAGTCAGACCACTGGGCGTTCACAAACTGTGCGCCTTGCACGGGAACCGTGACAGAGGACACACCGCCGGATGCTTGTTGGCTGTTAGCNATAAGCGCAGCCATCAGCGGGGTTGAGTTATAAAGCTGGACGACCAGCTTTGGGATAAAGGCCCGGCGCGTTACGTACGTTAATTCCGTATATTGCGACGAACCTGTTGCCGGGAGAATCCCGCCACCAATAGCCATAGCAAACTCCTAAAAAATAAAAAAATAGCATCNCAACTAAGAGATGCCGCCTACCCTCTTACAACCCAATAGGCCGCGTAGGTTTACGCAGGTCATTGAGTGCATTAAACGCTTCGTTACGAGCTGCCGCCTGCGGATTCTTCCAATATGCGCTCAAGTTGAAGTTCTTGACTGCACTTGGGTTGTAACCCGTAGATGTTGGAACGGCTGCTTGCTTCATCCACGCATGATACTGTGCTGCTGTCTCATGATCGGAGATTTTCTTCTCCAACATGATCTTTTCTACGTCTGCGATGTCGTCTTCAGTTGCCAAACCCTTTTTAACGAGGCTTTGACGACGACGCTCTAACTCCTCCATTGCATCACGCTCACGCAACTTAGCTTGAAGCTGTGCGTTTTCGCTTCTAATCTGGTCAATAGCAGAATTGGTCTTGTCCTCGATTTCCAATTCAGGAATTGGCAAATCAGGATTGACTTTCTTGGTCAGACGCAGAAACTCTTTTCGAGTAGCAGGATTTTCAGCCAGTTTTTGAGATAGCGAGGCTAACTCGTCACGGGCTTCCAGAGATAGATTTTCTAAAGACATAGTATTACCCTCTTAACAAAAATTAGATGACCTTGCGGCCATCACCAGGTTTCTCAACACGCATTTTGTTTTTGTCGTACTTAGAAGCACCCGACAAGCCACCCAGTTGCGAGAAGCGAGGTGTGTTAGTGATTTGACCGTGTTGCTGATTGTTGTCTGTAGGACGACGAGGAGCGCCACCGGCTTTGGGTTTGTACAAGTCCATGATATTTCCTTACATTGGGGATTGAGGTTGACCTCCAGCCATAGCTGGAATTCCAGGAATCGGCGCTTGAGCCATAGCCTTGCCCTCTGGGGTTGCGCCACCAGCTTGAGGGAGGGTTTGTAGCATCTGAAGAATCTCAGATTGCTGCAATTCGTTAGTTTTGTTCTTACGAGGGCCAAGCGTTTTGTTGATAGCACCAATAGCTGCCAACACTGCCTTGCCTTCTTCAGAATCAGAGCCAATAGCAGGCAAAGATTGCTCCAGCAGGTCTTGAGCCATGCCAAGGTTAATCATTGCTGCTTCTTTAGAACCCATCTTGGGTTCTGGAGTGGACATAGGGCTGGACAACGGAGGAGTAGACGCCTCTGGAGGAGGAGCCATTGGGTTAGCGCCATCAGGAGCGCCCATGCCGGGAGGAGCACCGATACCGGGCATAGGAGCACCAGCGGATTTCGCACCCTTCATCATTTCCATCAGTCGGTTGTTATCCATAGCCATACTATATTCCTTTAGGCGAGTTTGTAACCTTTTACAAACACACTGTCAATAGGTGGGAGGTCAATGTTTAGTTTCCCGACCCCCCAGGGACTTAGCGGTTGAGCCGCAATCCTTGCGGATTACTTACGCTTGTGTTTACGAGCTTTACGAGCCATGATGGTCTCCTTGCAAGGGCCAAGTTAGAAAGGGAACTCAGCCATACCCTTATTCCTAACGGAATTTCTTAACGACGGGTCTTGCGACCACGCTTAGCCATTTTGCGATACATGGTTAGCTCCTTCTTTGTTGACGGGCTGTTGAACGATTACCAAGGGTTTTAATACCGGTGGTGCGAGTTGTCAAGCTCGGGGGCGAGTCAAGACGCTTTAGCTGTCCAGACTCCACGCGAGGCTGGTCTGCTTTGGGTTGAGTCTGTGTGCTTGCCATTATTTCGCTCCTTCGCCGCCACCGGATTTACCTGGGCCTTGTTTAGCTTGTGCCTGCTGTTTTTGCTGCTCGGCTTGCTTGGCTTCTAACTTCTTCAAGTCTTCTTTCAAGTGTTGCTTCATAGGCGGGTCGATCAAGTCAAGCAACGACTCTTTACTGATAACGCCTTCTTTAAACAAGTTGAAAGCCAACTGACGGTTGTCTTCCATAAAGATGGGCGAGTTAGAGTGGGCATCCACCTTAACAACAAAGTTTTCTGTAAACTGCTCGGCAATAAACGGACGGTTCTCTGTGTCTTTAAAGTGTGTAGCGTCATACTTTTGCATGACCTTCAAATACAGAGTTGCCAGCTTCTCAAGGCTGTCCTCGATTACCAGAGCGCGTTTTTTGGTGCGGCTAGAGCCAAGACGAGCAAGCTGAGAAGCATGTCCAGCAGAGCGAACGCCAGACTCACCTTTACCTTGTAGAACATTTCCAATCCCCGATGCCTCTTCAAACATGGCATCTATCTCATGAATCTCGTTAAACAAGTCGGCAGGCATGGTAGGAGCTAACTTCTCCACCTTTGCGTTCGGCATGTCGGTTGCTAGCAAACCGCCAGCGCGGTTGAGAGCAAAGTTCTTCTCGTCCAGAATACCCGTAAAACCAATCAGCGCAGTGGGAGGGGAGACTTGCTTGGACAGCAAATCCATGATCTCACCCATACGCTTGTTACGAAGCTGCTGGAGGTAGACCAGACGGTTAACTTCTGAGCCGCCCCAGTAGTAGTCATAGAGCGGGTTGGGAGCAATCTGAACAAAAGGCAGCTCGCCTTTCAAGAACATTTGCTCGCCAGGACGGTCATAGATGATGATGTCGGGGTCTGCTTTGGTGACGACTTGGTAGTCTTCTGTGTCGTCGTTCCACAGCCAGAGTTCAATCATCTCAACGGTAGGCTCGGACACTTCTGCTTTGTAGCGCATAGTGCCGTTCAAGTCTAAGTTCACGTTACCCATCAGTTGTGGGTTTGACTGAGACATGATGATGCGGTCTACACCGTTGGGAGTTTCTGTACGCACGTGCTCCATAAAGGAGAGCTTGCGAACAATAGCGTCACGCCGGGGGTGGCTATACAGTTGAGAGTACAGCTCGGACTTGGTGATGTAGTAACGCTGGATGATTGCTTCTTGGCGATCTGTGTAAGCAATATCCTCACGCAGCACACCCATCGCTTGAGGCTCAACCATGTAGGGGTGGATGCTGCCACCCTTTTTCACAACGGCTTTAACGTAAGTGGTGTTGTACACCAGCGCCCAAGTCACGGCAGAGGCAAATACTTGGTCAGCGTTTGAGTTCAGCCACTCGTCGTTAAGAGCGCGAGTGAGGGTGGGTACTTTGAATTGCTCTAGGGGGCTGACATCAGCGCCGGTGTTGATGCTAAAGCGTGTGGTTTCTGCTGAATAGAGAAACGAGGTGAGCTGGTCGATGTGGGGGAAAATCTTGTTGTACAGAGCTGGTGGCTCGGTTGGCTCAGCACCAAACAAATACCAGCTCCGCAAGATCCCTGCATCTACCTGACGTTGTTGCATGGAGACGGAACATTTTTCTATCACATCGAGATAGAAGCGTTCGCGGTCTTCTGGATCGTCAGGGATTCTCATTCTTTAGGCAATGCAAGGTTGTCTTGATCGGGAATGTAACTCGCCACCTTTGGGCCTGTCAAGTTACCTGCGTCTGAGGGCCTAAACCCAACAGATTCGCCTTTAATGGATTGTACTGCACGGCCCGACAAAACGGACTGCATACTGAATCTATTATCACCTCCCCACACTGCGGCGTCACCTGGGCGGGCTTCTCGGGGTTGCGGGGCCTCTGTAGAGATGCCATTCTCTGCTGCATGGTGCATAGCTTGACGTTTCATCTCGTCTATCGCCCCACTTGCGTGTTTATATTCTGCTTCTGAAAGCTTATTGTCTTTTGTGAGAAAGCCAGTCTGACTTTCCCCTGCTCTGGTGCTCTGAATGTCGTTCATGCCAAAGTCTTGGGCCAGTCCACGGACAGTTTTGTCTGTATTCTTGGTTTTATCCGAGATTAGACCTGGTGCTTGCAAGATGACGTTGTGAATTTCGCCTGTACAGCCTTTGATAGGGCATTTTGCGTCCCAGCCCTCAAAGTATGAGTGTACAGAGCAGTGATAGTCCCGTAGTATTGCCATAAGTTACCCTCTTAGTGCTTCATCAAGGTCGTAGGTTGAATAATCTCGTCGGTTGACCATTCCCAGCGAGATTTTTGGCCCGTCAGAGGTCATTTTGACCCCCATACTGGGCACGATGACTGGCTCAGCCTTCTGTTTGTACTCCACAAACCGTGTCATGTCCTTGCGACGCATCACACGCACACGGCCTTCTTTCCATTCTCT